CTTGGCGGAGTCGCAGCACGCCGGACGCCGTGTGCTGCCAGCCCAAGTCCTCTGCTGGCAGCCACGGCACCTTTATTCGTGGGATCGTGGCCCGGTCGTCTAGCCAGGTTATGACAGCGGTGGCTCCATACGCCGAAAAACTGGGTTCAAATCTCAGCCGGGTTACGATCCTCCTTTCTCAGAATCCGACATGTTCCGGTTATCGCCTATCGGGGAAATCCCGTGCGGTAACGGACTCGAAAGCGGGCCCCGAAGGTCCTAGGCCGCGCCATGAACTTGTGCGACACGGGACATCGAAGCCAAGTGTAGCTGTCTCGTCGAACATGGCCGGGGCCCCTATTACTCTGACCGCTCCGAAGCCAGCCTCGGAGTGCGTCAACGCCTGGCGCGGTGGTCATACCCCCGCCGCCGCCCCGGCCATTTTTTCGAACATTTCCTTGCCAGCGGAATTAGCCATGACGGCCACCGAACACTATGAATGCACGGAGTGTGGACACCGCTGCACCGACGACACGATGGAGTTTCGCCGCACACTGGATGGTCGAGCCGGACACATCGACGACTGGATTCCTGATGAGTTCGTTAGCCGATGCCCCGGTTGCGGCAGCGAAGACACGTACTGCGAAGTCAAGGAAACGGATGAGGATGAGGAGGTGGACGAATGAAATACCACACGCTTCAAGAGGCGGGCGAGATTCTGGGCGTTTCGTGGAAACGGGTTCGCCAGTGGGTGCGAAACGGAGAGCTTTCCGCCATTAACGTCAGCACGAACCGGCGCAGCAAAAAACCGCAGTTCCGAGTGTCCATCGAGGCTATTGAGCAGTTCGAAATGAATCGCAGCGTCGATCCGCCGGTCGCACGATTCCGTCGCGTACGAACTCGTGGTGAATACGTCCCGAAAATTCTGACCGCGTGAGCTATCCCACTGCGTGGCGGCGAATGAAGAACAGGAGTCTGATATGGATGACAAGCAAACAACCAAGAATCGCGAACTGGACCATAGCCACATCGCCATACAGGTTCGACCGGCACACGTCGATATTTGTGCCGTAACCGATCCTGCCGATCATGCGAAGGTCATGCAAGGCGCTGGCTACTCACCGTATCAGTACGTTCCCACTCGCGTCGCACTGGCCGCGAATGATCTTCTGGCGGCAGCAAAACAGATGGTAGCGAACCTGGACGAGTGGCTGGTTAATCCAGAACACACTGCCACGGCGGAGCAATCCAAACACCTGTATGAATCGCTCGTGAACGCCATCGCAAAGGCGGAAGGACGTGCGAAATGACCACAGCCACCGCTGAATGCGTTGAAATCCGCCACACGGCGATGTGCCAGGTGAGGCGTCAAGACAACGCCCGCATGTACCAATCCGCTCTTGAACTGGTGCGGACGGGATTCAACGACGAGACGAAGCGGATTCTGCTGCATATCGCGACGGCGGAAAAACGCGAAGACTTGGCCGAATTCGTCCGTGAAATGCCGGATGGTTTACACGGAGACGGATTGGATGCGATGCACGCGAATCATCAACTTTCGTGGTTCATCGAGAGCGAAGCGCGGCGGCTGAATGAATGCCTGAGAACGTGCTGCAAAGGGAGTCACGAATGACGGCCAGCACAAAGCATGTCCTGAAAGTCGTTTCCGGTGTGCTGTTCTTCGTGATGCTTCAGTGTGTGTTCTGGTACGTGGTCGTTATGGAGTTCATCCGACAAGTTCTTGAATGCGAATAGCCGAAATTTCTCGGAAAACCAACAAAGGAGTCTGACATGACGGAACAAGGGACAGTGGATGTTGAGCAGGATGTAGCGGTTGAAACACAGCAGCCGATTGGATTGATCGACGACGCGACGCCGATGGGCCGCGTGTTCGTGATGCAGTTTCCCGACGCGAAGGACACGATGACGCTGATCGGACGCGACGGCGACACGCTCACCTTCCAGTATGGCGACGGTGGACAGCACGAAGTCACGGTCAACGGATGGAACGAAGAAGGAAACGCGGACGGAAACGCGAGCATGGTCATCGGCTATGCCGATCCTGACGGTACGAAGGTCGGATACGACCCAAATACGGAAGATGTACAAACCGAAGCGGACGAGGATGACGACGAGGATGCTGACGACGAACCCGCAGCGGCGGAAACACCGGCGGCGCCAACGCCGAAACCGACAGCGTTGACGAAGGAAATTCCGGCGGAGATGCTGGCCAATCTGAAAGCCGCACGTGAAGACCTGGCTCTCGCGTCGCACGATCATCACATCGCGTCGGAAGATGCAAAAGCGAAGAAGAAGCGCGTGGAGGTGGCGCAGGCCCGCTACAACGCCGCCGGCGACGCCATCGTGAACCACCTGTCGCCGCTGCCGCTTCCGCTGGTGAAAGAAATCGAAAAGGCGAAGGCCGAGTCAACCGACACGGTGGCAACCGCCACATCCACAAACGAAAAAGGTACAACAGACAGCCTCCACGCAGTGGACGATGACGCCTGGCGGACGGTTCGGTTGGACAGCCTGTCCAGTCCGGCGATTGGTTCACGGACCTTGAAGGCACTGTCCGAGCATGAGCCGCCAATTCTCACGATGGGTGACTTTTCTGCATGGCAGGAGAAAAAGAAGGACTTCTGGGCCACGGACATCAAGGACATCGGCGAGAAAGGAAAGAACGAGATCGAGGAAGCGACGATGGCGTTCTGGGAGCGTCGAGACAAGGAAAAATCCGCGAAGCCAACGTCAACGTTTCCGACTCCAGCCAGCCTGATTGAGGGCGACGGCCAGTGTGACGGCTCGTGCGGATGGGAAGATTTCGCCAAGGAACTTGAAGCCCTGCTGGAGGACGATGCGTTCGAAAAAGCGCATGAGTTCTTCTCCGAAGTCCTCTACTGGGTCGAGGAAAACCAGCACTGCACGCGGAAACAAAAGCAGGCCGTCGAGAACATCAAAAACGCCTGGCACGTCTAGCCCACTGCGTGGGGGCTGTAAAAACCACTGCGTGGCGGCTGTAAACACGAAACGGCCATCGGGTCGCCACCGAAGCATGGCACACAAGCCGGTTCGCAACCGGCGACGCGGATGTAGCTCAATCGGCAGAGCACCGGATTTCCGATCCGGGTATGTGGGTTCAAGTCCCGCCGTCCGCTGTAAGGAGAACACAATGCCGTTTACGGGAAAGACTGAAGGTTACGATTCGTACTGGCCGGATGATTGTGATGACCTGTCGGACATTGTTGGCGTCGTCAGTCCGTACGAGACGCCGCTGCTGTGTCACATTGGCGACGCAGACAGTGCGTTGAATTCCTGTACGACCTCGATCATTCACGAGTGGATGGATGAGGACAAATTCAAGAAAAACCTGATCCAACGATTCACCGCGTCCGTTCGCGTGTCAAAGAATGTTCTGGCCGCTCGTAATCTTGCCCTCTGCGACGAACTGGATTACCAGAAGCAGGAGCGATTGCGTGAGTTGCTCCGAGACCTTGAGGCGACAGTCTTAATCGGAAAGGCCACGACGACGTGGGATCAAGACAAAGGCGAAATTCGCGGCACGATGAACGGCATCATTCCGATGCTTAAATGGAACGTGTTTCATCCTGGGTTCAACGGGTTTCCCAGCGATAGGGTACTGACCGAACAACAACTCGACGGCGCGATCAGGAGAATCTACGAAACGTCCGGTTCGACCGTGGACACCATTGTTGTCAACGGGTTCCATAAGCGTCAGATCAACAAAATCATCGCCGATTCGGGATACAGCACCGCACACGCACCGAATCCGCTCATGGTGTACGAGAACAATTTCGGCGTCTTCCGTGTCGTTCTTGCCCGCGCCATGCCGTCCGACAGCGTTCTGCTGCTGGATTCCCGGCTCGTCCATGTGATCCCGGTGGCCGTTCGAAGTTTCCACTACAAGCGCATGAATTCCACGGACGAATACGAAGCCGGCGAGATTTCCGGCGAGTACACGGTCGAACTCCGAAACGAGAAAGCCCACGGACTCATCACGGGGTTGGCGGATAAGGGAGACTGACCATGACCACCGCAAGGCCGACCTGTACGTATGAGCATGTGGACGCGATGACGGCCAACAAAGGCTGGTTCCAGAATCAGCTTTGGACGCTCGAATCGGCCATCAATGGCCGGTGGAGTTACTGGCTCGCGATCTGCATGAACAACAGCATTGGCAGCGGGCCGGAGTGGGCGATTCCGCAGTTGGATTTCTCGTCGGACGAAGGTAGTCAACCCAAGTGCGGGAAATTCGCGGAGCACATCGGGAGTCCGTCTTCGGCAAAAAGCCACGCCTTGGACATCTTCCGCCGGGCACAGGATTTCGGAAGCAACCACCTCCAGCAGCTTGTGGACTGGTGGCTGTGGGGATTCGGATCGCCACGAATCGAACAGCGTCCACGGATGAGTCCGCGCGGGGCCGTGATCCTCTACAACGAGTTCGAATTGCACCGGATGATCGGAAACCCGGCGGACTGGGGCGCGACGATCACCGCCGACATCCTCGGCGGCGCCAAGAGCGGAACGGCCTGGTTCCCGACGCCGATGTGCATGGTCCGCATGATGACCGAATTGATGTTCGGCTCCGAGGACCGCGACACGAGATTGCTCAGCGTCAACGAACCGTGCGTCGGGACGGGCGGTTTCCTGCTGGAGGCGAGCAACTACAGCCTCGATTTGTCCTGTCAGGACATCGACCCGCTGATGGTGTCGTGGACGGAGTTCGCCGGGTGGCTGTTCATCCCGTGGCTCGTATGGGGCCGCAAAAGTCTGATCCGCGAATTCCGCGAGGCCCGTGACCAAGACATGATTCACCGACTCGATGCGATGACGACGCCAGAGCCGGCAGCAGCAACAACGTGTGCGAAACAAGGATTTTTGTTTGATCTTCAACCCGTGGAGTAACCCATGCCAATCACAGCAAAACAACGCGAAGAACGAAAAGGACACATCGGCAGCAGTGACGTAGCGGCGATCCTCGGGTGCGACCCGTGGCGTAACATCTACGACCTGTATCTGGAGAAGACCGGCAAGCTGACCGACGACAACCGCGACGACATGCGGATGGAGGCCGGGAATCTGCTGGAGGAACCCGTCCTGAAGTTGGCCAGCAAGTCACTCGGCGAATTGCTGATCGGGCCTCCAACCCGCGTGATGGCCGATTGTCCAATCATCCGCGTCAACACGGACGCCCTGGTGAAAGGCACCGACGATCCCGTGGAGGCCAAGACGCACGGCCTGTTCAGCCCAAGCAATGACAATGACTGGGGCGAGGAAGGCACCGACCAGGTTCCCGAGCGCGTCATCGTCCAGTGCCACGCCCACATGATGGCGTGGGGTCGCGACGTGTGCCATGTCCCCGTTCTCATCGGACACCGAGGCCTGTGCCTCTACACTGTGCCCCGCAGTCGCGAACTGTCTGATTTGATCGTCGAGCGTGTGGACGAATTCTGGCGGATGAACGTGCTGGCCGACACGCCGCCGGAGAATGTTCAACCGCACCCGGCAATCGTCACGAGAATGCGGCGAATTCCCGGAAAAGTCGCCGACGTGTCCCCCGAACTCGTACAGCGCTGGCTCGAATCCAAAGAGGCGTACAGCGTGGCGGATAAGGCACGCAAAGCGGTCGAGTTGGAACTGAAAGCCGCACTCGGCGACGCCGAAGCGGCACTGTGCGGCGAACTTGGCGCCGTCACTTGGTACGAATCGCCGCGAAAAGGGTACGTCGTCGAAGACGGCGTGCAGCGACGCCTGACGCATCGGCCCAAAGGGCTGTAATGACGAGCCAGCAGCCAATAGCCAGTAGCCAATAGGTATTCGAGTTCCGGTTACGAAAACGAGTCACGAGTTAACGAGTTAACGAGTCAACGAAAGAAAGGATTTTGAGCCATGACGCAACAAGACATCGTACATCAGCCGAATGGGTTTACCGAACTGGCCGAACGCCCGCAAGGCGGTCAGAGCATGATCGAGGTCGCCTCCGCGAGGGCCGCTCAGGAGGTGCAGGCTGCCATGATTATCGCCAAGCGGTTCCCTCGCGACGAAACGCAGTCGTACACGCGGATCATGCACGCCTGTCGTCGTAAGACGCTGGCCGATCATGCGATGTACGCCTACCCGCGAGGCGGAACGTTGGTGACAGGTCCCTCGATCCGCCTGGCGGAGGTGCTGGCGCAGTCGTGGGGCAACCTGGACTGCGGCATCGTCGAAGTGGAGCAACGTAACGGCGAGTCCACCATGATGGCGTACGCATGGGACCTTGAGACGAACGCCCGCAAAACCACGACGTTCCAGGTGCGCCATGAGCGCGTCAGCGGGAAAGGCAACAACCAGAGGACAACGAAACTCACCGACCCGCGTGACATCTACGAGATGTGTGCCAACCAGGGCGCCCGGAGGCTTCGCGGCTGCATCCTCGGCGTGATTCCCGGCGACATCGTGGAGGCGGCCATCAACGAGTGTGAAAAGACGCTCGCCGGCAACAACACGGCCCCGATTGCCGACCGCGCCCGGGCGATGGTCGTCGCCTTCAGCGAATTGGGCGTGACCAAGGAGATGATCGAACGTCGGATCGGCCACAAGCTGGAAACGATCATCGAAACCGAGATGGTCAACCTTCGAAAAATCTACTCCAGCATCAAAGACGGAATGGCCCCGCGTGAGAGCTTCTTCCCGCTGGACGATCCGGCTGCCGATTCCGGCAAGACTCGTACGGAGGCTTTGACGGATAAGGTGAAATCGAATAAGCAGCCGCCGAGTGAACCGCCATCCGATACGCAAACCAACGCTCCCGCTGCGGACGCGCCGCCGGCGGAATAAGCACACATCGAGTTTGAAGCGAAAGGTGAGAGTAATGGACCTGTTGAACATTGTGATTGCTGTTGTCGTTGTGATGTTGATCGCGTTTTTCGTCATTGAGATTAGGCAAATAATCGAACTGCGAAACGCACGGAAAGCAGTGAATCGCGAAAGAAGTATCAACGACGAACTGAAACGCATGGATGTGGAATTACAGGAGAGTAACACATGGCAACCAGAAGACTCCAAGCCGTCCAGTGCTGCCTCGGATGCGGGCGAGACACAATCGGCGACTACTGCTCACAGTGCATCGGACGTCCCGAGCGGGACATGCGAAACGTGCGAGGGCGAAAACAGCGGAGAACGATCGTCACTCACGAGGTCGGAAATTCGAGGAAGTCGCGACGGAAGCGCATCCGATCAGCGAAGCGATTTCCAACATTCCGCCCGTGGAGGAAACTGCCGCCGCGCCGACGGACGCAGAGTCCACGAACCTGACAGACCTGAAAGAGCCGTCTGATGTTTCGAACGACTCGCAGGAATAACACAACGTGCGACGGTGGCCACGGCAGAGCGTGGTGTGCAGATTGGAGAGCCTGCACCTTACCGCAAGTCGGGATCGAACCCGACCGTCGCAGTCAACGAAAACAAGGACGTTTCAATGACGAGTCTCCCGAACATTATTGATGAAGCCGAAGAAGGAATGGTCTGTATTCCGTATCCAACCGACGACATGCCGGTTACGGCCATCGCCCCGTGGTTTGGCGGGAAGCGAAAACTCGCGCCACGCATCATCGCGGAGATTGGCGATCATGTCAGGTATTGGGAGCCGTTCGTTGGTGGATTTCCCGTTGTGCTGGTGAAGCCGCCTTGTTCTATGGAAACGGTAAACGATCTACACAAGCTCGTTGTCAACCTGGCCCGCGTCATTTGTGACCCGGAGATGGGGCCTGCTCTGTATAAGATGCTGCGCCGCACGCTGAGGTGTGAGGATGTGTTTCGAAATTCCGACAGGATCATCCGTGACTTCGAATGCAGTTCCTACGAGATTACGAAGACAAGCGTTTATCTTGCCTACCACTATTTCATCGTGTCTTGGCTGGGCCGAAACGGAACAATGGGATTGCCGAAAAACCACAACGGCGCGTACTGCGCTCGGTACACCGGCAAAGGTGGCCATTCGGCCAAGCGATTCCGTTCCGCGATTTCGTCGATGCTGGCCTGGCGGAAACGGCTTGAGGGCGTCACGGTCCTCAATCGCGACGGCTTCGAGCTGCTCGAACGCATCGAGGACGCACCGGGCACAGCCATCTACTGCGACCCGCCGTACCTGGTGAAGGGCGCGAAGTACCTTCACGATTTTGCGGCCGGCGACCATGACCGATTGTCCGGCCTGTTGTCGCGGTTCAAGCAATCCCGCGTCGTAGTCAGCTACTACGACGATCCGCGTCTGGACACGCTCTACCCCGGATGGACCAAGGTGAAAATCGAAGTCAGCAAGTCTCTGACGCTCAGCAACGGCCCTAGCAGCGTTGCCAAGAAGGCTATCGAAGTTCTGCTCATCAACGGACCGTCCTACACCAATGAAGCGGCCATGCCGCTCATGGAGGAAGCCAATGACCAGTAAGACCATGACAAAATCGAACATCGGCTACCGAGGCATCGGCGCTGATGGTAAGCCGGTGGAGTGGTACTACGCCTGGAACCCCGGCGGGTTTGGCTGTTCGGCCAACTGTGACGGCTGCTGGGCGCGGGCGATGGCCAAACGGTTGTCGGCGAAGGGTTGCCCGGAGTGCCTGAAGTTTCTCCCGCACATTCACCCGGAGCGGTTCGACCAGCCCGACGCGACGAAGAAACCGGGCGTTGTTCTCGTGAACTTCACCTGCGACATTGCGGACAAATGCCGCCAAAATGTGGAACTCGCCACGATGTGGGACCTCATGTGGCGGGCAGACCGTCACACGTTCGTTGTGCTGACCAAACAGCACAAGCGACTGGCGGACTGGATTGCCAAGCACGCCGGCCGTCGCGGGTTCGAGTGGACGGAACTTACCCGACACCCCATGTACTTCGGCGAGTGCATCAGCATGGACGACATCCGCATGAGGGATCAGTGCGGGCACGTCGGAGAAGGCGACTGGGTGTGCGATTTCCCCGGCAAAGAGGACCGTGGCGAGGACAATTCATGCGACGAGTGTTCGTGCCCCATCGCGAGCGAAGTCGATGACCGCGAAACGCTCACGAAGATGGGCCTCGAATCCCAATACACATTCAACGATGAAGGGTACACCGAGGATCATTCCGAGTGGATGCAACTGCACAGCAGGCCGCTAAACGCGGCGGCACGAAACGTCTGGGTGGGGTTCACGGCGAGGACGCAGAAAGAGCTTCTGTCGGCACTGGTGGCGGCGAAGATCGTCAAAAACAAAAACCCGTATGCCCACGTCTGGCTGTCGCTGGAACCGCTGAGCGACATTGTGACGTTTAATGAATCGCGGTATCCAGATCTTCCCGTGGATGAAGAAAACGACGAGATTGAATGGCTAAAGCACGGACAGACGCTGACGTGCGGAAGCATGACGGACCTGTTCTGTCCGTTCATCGACGGCGTGATTGTCGGGCAGGACAACCGCCGCGGCGCGCCAGGCACGAATACGCTGCATAACGCCCGTCTTCGTCAAGCAACTCTGGCTGCCGACGTGTCATGACGGAACCACGCTTGACCCGGATAAGAGCGACGAGTTACTGGTGAAAAAGAATCTCTGGAAGGATGATCGCTGCCGAGAATTCCGCTGGAAACTGCATACTGACCCCGCGAAATTCCCCCGAGACCTTCGCCTGCGAAACTTGCCCTGGTCCATGCCCACGGAGGAAAAGCCATGAGCAGCCCCATGAACATCATCAGCCGGTTCTGGAAATTGCCGTGTATGGGGTACACACCCGGTGGAATCGTACGTGGAGTTTCGTGCGAGTGCTTTGCGTTCGATAACGACGAGCAACCCAACGAGTTTACCGCGTATATCCATATGTTCCCGTTCGGAAATTACAAAGGCAAAGGCACAACCATATCCAGCGCCATGAAAGAGGCTATGCGAAAAAAAGAAGCGGGTGAGATGGAGGTGCCGAAATGCTGACCGAACTCATCGGACGAAAAACGGCACGTCAAACGGCATCGGCGAACGTCGGTCTGATCGTGGATAATTTTGCCGGGGCGGGCGGCGCCAGCCTCGGCATTGAGGCAGCACTTGGCCGGTGCGTGGACATCGCCATAAACCACAGCCGCAAGGCCGTGGAGGCCCATTCCGTTAATCACCCGCACACGCGCCATTTGTGCGAAGACGTGTGGGACGTGGACCCTCTGGAAGTCACCGGCGGGCGTCCCGTGGACCTGGTGTGGCTGTCGCCCGATTGCAAACATTTCAGCAAGGCCAAGGGCGGGAAACCGCTGTCGAAGAAAATTCGCGGCCTTGCCTGGGTGACGATCCGGTGGGCGAAGGACGTGAAGCCAAACGTCATTATTTTAGAAAACGTCGAAGAATTCCAGACATGGGGGCCGCTGGATCGTGACGGAAAACCGATCAAGGAGAAGGCCGGTCAAACGTTTTTGCGGTGGATTTCTGCACTCCGAAACTGCGGCTACGAAGTGGAACATCGCGAGTTGATCGCGGCGGATTACGGCGTGCCTACCACCCGCAAACGGTTCTTTCTCGTCGCCCGACGCGACGGCAAGCCCATCGTCTGGCCCAAACGCACGCACGCCCCGCGCCATAAGGCCGAAGCCTTGGGCCTGCTGCCCTACAAAAGCGCCGCCGAGTGCATCGACTTCTCACTGCCGATCCTGAGCATTTTTGAACGAAAACGCCCGCTGGCCGAAGCGACGAACCAGCGCATCTACAAAGGGATGATGAAGCACGTCATCGAATCGGCGGACCCATTTGTGATTTGCTGCAACCACGCTGGCGAGCACGGACTCGTGTGGTCCTCGTTTGAACCGCTGCGGACGATCACCGCCAGTCGCGACGCGGTTGGCGTCGTAGTGCCACACCTGAGCAAGTATTTTACGGGCGTCGTCGGCGCGGACGCACGCGAACCAATGCCGACCGTTACGGCCATTGACCACAACGCCCTGGTGGCGCCGACGATTGTTCCGATTGCACATTTCAACGGCAGTAACACGTCGCACAAGGCAGACGATCCGCTCCGAACGGTCACGGCATACCCGAAGGGCGGACACTTCGCGCTCGTCGAGGCGTTTTTGACGAAATACCACGGCGAGAGAGCAGGCGAAATCGACGGCCGTAGCGCCGACGCCCGGCTGCCGGTCCGAACCATCGACACCCAGAACCGACACGCTCTGGTCTCCGCCACCATTCAGCGGTTCAAGCACGGCGAGGCGACGCATGTGGACCCGCGAACCCCCATGCAGACGATTTGTGCCGGCGGGAACAATCACGCGGTGCTTGCGGCCACGCTGATGACGAACACGTCCGGCCATGGACCCGGCGACATCACAAACCCCGTTCCGACATTGACCAGCGGGAACCAGCAGGCCGTCATTTCCGCAACGCTCGTCGGCGCCGGTGGCCCGACCTACGCCGCCAAGCCGACCGCCGTTACGGAGCCGATGGGCACGCTGACGACAGAAAACCACCGATGCCTGGCGGAGGCGTCCATCGAACGCTATGGAGAACAGAATCGCATTGATCGGTACATGCGAAAAGACGCACCTGGCGTTTACAGCGGAGCCGACCACACGTCCGAGGTCCGTGCGTTCATCGTCAAGTATTACAGCAGCGGCAGCCAGAACCAGTCATTGAAAAGCCCCATGCACACCCTGACCGCGAAGGCTCGCCTTGGTCTGGTGACGATACACGGCGAAGATTGGCAGATTGTGGACATCGGCCTGCGAATGCTGGAACCGCGAGAGCTGCTCAAGGCCCAGTTCGGCCGCTTCGCCGACGAGTACGTTCTGTGGGGTTCCAAGGCTGACCAGGTGGCGGCCATCGGAAACTCCGTCTGCCCTGAACTCGCCGAGGCTCTCGTGAAGGCACAATTCCCGGAGGGTTTGGCATGATTCGAGTTATTCACTTTTCGTGTGGAGCGGCGTCGGCTGTCGCAGCGAAGATCGTTCTTAGCCGCTACCCGGATTCGTACGTCGTCAATGCCTTCGTCGCTGAGGAACATCCCGACAACCGGCGGTTTCTCGCCGACGTGGAGAAATGGATATGCAAGCCGATCACCGTCCTGCGACAGGAACGCGACGGGGCCTCTGCATACGCGGTAATCGAACGAGTCCGATACATAAAAGGTCCAAGCGGCGCGGCGTGCTCTGGAACGTTGAAGCGTCGTGTCATCAACGAATGGTGTCTGAACCAGTTCGGCGGCAGTAATGAAGAAGTCGCTCACATCATCGGTTACACCTACGAGGAAGGCCGGCGAGCGGATCGACTCCGCATGGATCAGAGGTTTGTCGAGTTTCCGCTTATCGACGCGGGCCTGACAAAATCCAACTGCCTGAGCATGATCGAGAGGGCCGGAATTGAACTGCCTGCCATGTACCGACTTGGTTACTCGAACGCCAACTGTATCGGATGTCCTAAGGGAGGCATGGGGTACTGGAACAAGATTCGCAGTGACTTCCCGGAGCAATTTGCGCGTATGGCCGCACTCGAAGCCTCCATCGGAGAGTCGGCCTACCTGTTCTACAACCGTAAAACCGGAAAACGGTTCCCGCTAACCGAACTGGAACCACACGCCGGACGCCACGACGAACCTGCCCCGGAGTGCGGCCTGTTCTGCGCCATGACGGAAGATGAATTTTGATAGGAGTGACCCGTGAATCGACATGAAATTGAACAAAAAATCATCGACATCGTTCGTCAGCAATTCGATGTGAACGCATGGGAAATCGGACGCGAGACGAAGTTCTCCGATCTCGGCGCCGACTCGCTGGACTGGTGCGAGATCGTCATGGCCTGCGAGGACGAGTTTGAATTAGCGATCACCGACATGGAAGCGGACCCGGACAAACATCAGACGGTCGGTGATGCTATCAGCTTCATTTTTGGAAAACTGGCGTGGAAGGAGATCAAATGAACAACCAGCAACACATCGCGATTATTGATAAGGACGGCCTATGGTTTGGCGGAACGATTGAAGGCGCGTGGCCGCTCGGGAATCCGCGTCCCGCATGGGTGCGTCACATCGAGGACGCATACCCGGTTCAGTCGATGGACTGGGCGAAACATTTCGTCGAGAAATATAACCTTGGCGACGTGGAGTTCATCGCGGTTGATGTTGAGGAAAAGAATGAATGGATTCGTGTCACTGGGTTAACGCCAATAGATAGAGTTCGTGCCGTTTCTTCAACGGAAGTCAACGAAGACAGGCAGACAAAAACGATACGTCGCTCCGAGATCATTCGGGACATTTTTGCGGAGCGTAATCGGCAGAATGAGATATGGGGCGGCGCGGAGCATGACAACAAGCATGGCTTGAGTGACTGGATTCGGTTCATTGGGCACCAGGTTAATCACATGGCCGGCCTGAAACCGTCAGATGATCCGCGTGAGAGACTTGTTCGAGTTGCGGCGTTAGCTGTCGCCGCAATGGAGAGTTATCTCCGAAAGGATCGGACAGCCGCGCCAGAATCCGAAGAGGCCAACGAAATACGGTATTCGTACTGTGCCAAGGATTTAAGCTACGGCATGTTCTTCGGAAACTATGCAACTCGTGAAGAAGCGGCCTCTGATGCGTTCGCCGAATCCCCGAATGTCAATGTTGTGATGACGGGTCGATGTATCCCGTTCGCGATGGAAAATGTCGCAAGCGGACACGCATCGGAGATGATCGACAGGATCGTTATGCGAACCATTGGGCGTGTTGGACAAGTGGCCAACAGATTCCTTGACGAAGTTACAGGCGCTCAGATAGACGATCTCGATAATGCCATCAATGGCGCAATCATAGCATGGGCAGACCGTAACGACATCGCCCCGGATTTCTACGAAGTTGAGGATGAGCAGACACACACACGGCCCGTGAAAGGAGAAAACACATGAACTTTCTATTTTGCGACATGATCCGAAAGCAACACGAATACGAACTGATTCGCGCAAACAACGTGCACTACAGGACGATGTTCCTGTTGATGCTGAACGTCCTAATCGGAACGCTGCTGGTGGTCGAGTTGTCTTGTGGCGACACGCTGCACGGCCTGTCACTCTGCGTCGCTCTTGTGCTTGTCGTGGCCAGCACGGTCATACTCGCAATCGTGGCATATCTCGCAAGCTACAGAGATGTTGCCTACGCAACCGGGTACGTCAAATTTCACGGCGAGCAAGTCGAGTATTACCAAAACCAAAACATAAAGGTACTGGATGACGATGTGGATAAGGCTGTCATCATCTCGTATTGCAACAGACTCGCCGAAGCGCAGGAGTTCAATTCGAAACTCAACGAGCGACGGTACAGAATAACACGCATCGCATCGTTGCTGACATGTGGTTCCGTGCTCGCGGTGGCGATTTTCATGGTCGTGAAAGTGGTGTCCCAATGACAAAAGGTAAACAAATGAACGACACGCAATATGTGATGATCGTGAAAAAAGGAATGTTCTTCGCGGGTCCGCATGACGTGAACGGACGTATCCCGGTTTTCGTGGAACGTCCAGAGAATGCCCTTCCGATGACAAACACCGGCGCGAGATCAATCGCCAGGTACTGCGGACTTACATGCGATGATTCCATTTGCGACGACGTGGATTTCATCTGTGTGGACGTGGCCGACATGAACGGAAAACTCCGCATCACGGGACTTACGGCCAATCGGGACCTCAAACGTTATGTCTACCGTCGCAAGGGTGCAGAGAGTTTCCAGTCACACAAGTTCTGGTCGCGTGAGGAAGCGGTTGCCGCCGCGTGGAAGCCGGTGATTGGAGTGTCCGACTACGACATGATCGAGACGGCACGGATTCGTACGTACGAAATGGCCGATTTCGCGGACGGCCACGCTGAAAACATCATTAAGCAGATGATCTGCGAAGCGGACGAAATCGGCGGCGATGCGGCGGATGATTTCCTCCGACATCTGACGAAAAAAGAGAAAGACGATATGGAGTACGTCGTTCGAAACTCCATTCTTCACTGGGCAAAACACCACGGAATTGCCCCGCATTTCTTCGATGTCGATGACATTCAGGAGCACACGCGTCCCGTGGAGCAATCCATCCCTCCAGCGCCTCCGCTCGACGAAACCAATCGAGGAACGGGCCGAACAACGGCCCTAATGTTGCACGCCATCGCGAATGCTCTGGAACATCCCGATGAGCATGTCGAGTTTCGCGATCACTACTCAATGGATTACGACCGAGTTGGCACGTTTCATCACTTGATCCGTGAAATGACAGCCTCGCTTGGTTTGACCATCGACACGTACATCGGAAAAGGGACTGACGACAAGAATGTCGTCGTCTTGAAATCGCCCATCAGCCGGATGCGCGATGAACTTGAGAAAAAACACAAGGATGCGACATGAGCATAAACGTGACGATCCGACTCGGTACGGGCAAGCCAAACATTCACCGATGGGAATGCGATTGGTGTGGAAAGAAGATTCGACGAAGCCGGAGCGGAGCGCCGAAAGGATGGACAACGATTCAGGCCAACGAAGAAAGCAAGGCTATATGCCACGAGTGCTATTGCGAAATAGAAAGAAAATCGAAAGGGTCAACATGAGGACAAAAAACAAAACATTCCGGTGCGAGATTTGCAGTATGTCGTTGCGAACCGCACAGGGACTCGGGATGCACTTGTCATGGCATCGGCGGCGCGACAAGTCAAAACAGGCGTTCGATTCAGAGAGAAGCAGCATTGCCGACGAGCGGAAACAAATCGACGAACAGAAGAAAGGCATTGCGGTCCAGAAACTCGCCCTGACGATCATCCACGGACTGCGCCTCGACCCGCTCGTCAGTGTCGCGTCGTCTTTCGAGAACATGCTGATTGTCAATCCACAGAGCGGCCACACGGTCGAAATTACGGTCGGAGGCAATGTCATCACGGGAAAAATTGTGAGAGATGAAGCGAGGATAGCATGATACGAACGACCATTCATCCTCACCGTACATCTGACGATAACAGTGGCTGCGCGGCAATACTGATTCTTGTTGTGCTGCTGGTCGGTATCGCTGTCACATACACGGCCTGTGGCGTCGGCGGGTTTGGGCCTACAGCCTATCATACCGTCACGGTCAAATCAAAACATGTTGACCTGCGCAGCGATTCCTCGCACTACATGGTCGTCACCGACCAGGGCGTGTTCGAGTGCGACAACGGAATCCTACTGGGCATCTGGAACGCGGATGAGTTGTACGGACAACTACAGGACGGAAAGACGTACTACATCACGACTAAAGGAAAGAAACACGCCAACATCCTGCTTCAGGAGTATCCATACATCGTCAAAGTCGAGGAAATGAAATGAGCGAAACCAAACCAAAATTCAGGACTGGCGACTCGGTGCTGCACAAGCCAAGCGGTCAGGAGTGGCTAGTCGCTTACTACGAGAACAGCCTCGTCTGCCCGTGTGGACACCCGCTGTCGTTTGTCGAAGAACACCATTTCGAGTTGACGGAAGCGGCTGACGATGACAAACACCGCCAGTTACTCGAACACCTGGCCACGTCGGGCGACATGGACGATCCTCGCCGCCTCTATGCACGCCGCGTGCTCAATCTTGATGTGGAATACTACGTCTACTCGATCACCTGTTCAAAGGCGGATGAAGTCCGTGGGATAGCGATATGGTGGAGGCCAAACGACAACGGGTACACGTCGAAACTTGACCGGGCCGGTCGATTCCGCCATGAGAAAATCATGGCTGATCCGAACATCTACAACAACGGTGAAACGACCTTCGCCATTCCGTGTGATGTTGTGGAACGCATGTCGTTTCGCGCGGTCGATTTGGAAAGCATTCGGAAGTTGATTCGCACAAATAGAGAAGTCGGAGGTGCCTAATGGACATCATCGTCACCACTCCGAAAAGCGAAATGCGAAACGCCGCAAAGGAAGCCGCTGACGCCATCGCCGCCGGCGGCGGGGAATACTTCCGGCGGTTCAGCCTGCATCACTATCCGGGCCTGTTGAATGTGGGCGACCGCGTGTATTACGTGGAGGACGGATACGTTCGCGGCTTCGCCCTTGTGCGCGAAATCGTAAAGCGAGACACGTCGATGCGGTGCGACACGACCGGGATCGTCTGGCCACCAGGCGTCTACGTCTTCATGCGGGCAGATTCGTGGCAGTGGATCAAGCCGATCCCGATGAAGGGATTTCAGGGATTCTGTTACGCGGTAAAACAACCGTTGTTTGATTGTAAAGACGGAAAAGCAACCCAATACGACGCACTCATGGCCGGTAATAAGATCATCGGAAAAATAGAGATCACCGGCGGATGGCGCGATAAAAAACTGTGCGTTACAAACATGGACCTATGCACGCAGTTTGCCACGAATGGAGTCAGAAAATGAACATTCAACTATGTAGAAATTGCCGGTGGTGGACGGAGAAGGACGCAAAATCGCGACTGGGGACGTGCGTGTGCCCTCTGGTGGACATGAAATCCGTTCGAAGGTCATTGCCTGCCAGCGTGTCCATAAAGACCAGCCTCACGAAATCGAGCGAAGGGCACTCGTGCGAATTCTGGCGCGACGCGGAAAACATCGACCCCGCGTTCGAATCCGAGATTTTCACACGGTTTCTCCAGTTGCGCGAGCGGCACAGCCTGCACCTGCTCGAATTGACGTGGCAGTGCGTTCGGCATGAGTGGAAGGCCGTTGTTCACCGCTACCCGTCCGGCGAACACGCGCCGATTACGCTGTGGGGCAAAAAATCCTCCGAGGTGTGCCTGCATGTCATCGAAGTATTGGAGGCGACGAAACCATGATTGTTGAAAAACACCCGAAAATCGAGGTTTTTCAAGAACAAAACACCAAGAATTGCCGGTGGCGGTGGCGGTTCGTCGATGCCGATGGAAACGCGATGGTGGAGAGTATCGAGTATTTGTCGGTGAAGTATGCGTTGGAACAAGCGCAAAAACTTCCGAAGATAAATCTGCTCGTCATCACGTCGCACTGGGCTGTGCACGGGTGGATTATGCGCGTGGAGCATGTCGATTCGGAACTGCCAGTCGCGTACGGAGTGGTTCGCTATTCCGAAGAATACAAATGCTCAAACGATGCGCTGTTCGTTAACAAGTGGCTTGAAAAGCGTATCAAAATCGAGGTGCTGACATGACGGAGTACGTGTACATCACAGACGACCGTAACGCAGAAAACATGTACTGTCATCGGTTTCAATGGGTTGGCAATCGACTGAGAAGCGAGTTCTGGTCAACCGAATATATCATGTGGTGTCGCGATTTCTGCAAGTCGCTTCCGATCATCAAGCGGCAAATCAGGATCAAACGCAAGTATAGCGCTCCGTTCGAACAGTACCTCGTCGAGAAGTTTATGGAAATCGAGAACGCCTGGCATGACGCCCAGAATTCCGTCGATGGCGTGGAGTTAAGGAAACGTAAATGAACCGTTACGTTTTGAGTGAACCATGAGCGTGAAGGGAGATTGGAAATGAAACAACCAGGCACGGAAGCCATAAGCATTACACCGCCGCCGCAACATTCAAAAATCATTCAATTCTTCGTCCCCGGCATCCCGCGCCCGGGCGGGTCGAAGAAGGGTTTTTATAATCCGAAACTCGGGCGCGTGATGATGGTCAAGGCCGGCGGGCAGTACGAGGAAAACTGGCGGCAGGCCGTCGCCCACGCGGCCTTACAGGCGATGAAGGACGAGCCTCCGTTCAAAGGAGCCGTGCGTCTTGACGCCACGTTCTACATGCCGCGCCCGAAGTACCACTACCACACGTCGAAGAAATCCGCCGGCAAGCTGCGGCTCGAATACAAAGGCCCGTGCCCGCACCTGTCGGCACCGGATCGAGGAAAACTGCTGCGGTCCACCGAGGACGCCATGAAAGGCATCGTCTACGCTGATGACTCCCAGGTCTACGCCGGCGACGTGGAGAAGTTCTACGGCGAACGGCCTGGTGCCGAAATCAAAATCACGCTGCACTACGTGTGGTATCCCGAATCCATGAAAGGAGTCGTCCAGTGACGAAATACCACCTTCCCATGTGCGTCGATTGCGTGTTCTTCAGGAAGAACATGCAGCCGGCGGGTACGACAAGCGGATACTGCTCGCACAAAATACCGCATAATGCAGAGGTTGCGCTTCCATATACCGAGCATGATGAACTCTACGGACTCACGGGCGAGACGGGCGGGATTGGATGTCACTGCCTCGCCGAGAATATTACCGACGCCTTCCAAAATATCGCCAAGTGGATCGGTATGGAGAATCGACCGGAAAGTTACACGAACTATAGAAAATTCCGTGAACTGAGGGATGAAATCGTACGGCTTGGCGAGTTGATTCATGCAGGGACGGCGACGCCTGGCGAGGCGATTCGGTGGATGAAATATACATCGGGAAACGGATACGTAATCGAAAACAAAGCCATCGAGATCATCCGGGCGTTTATCGAATCCTCGAATTCAAGCCAGAATGGAGTTTGACATGAAAAAAGAACAATGCGGTGACTGCGGCCTCCCGGCGAAATCTCACTGCAACCGTTGCGGTCTCCCTGTGTGTCACGAGTGCATGTGGAATTGTCTTTGCAGAACTTGCTATGACCGTGGCGGTGAATGTGAAGGTTGTGTCAATAAATGCGATTTATTCGCGAAAGAAGAAGGAGTTCCAATGAACATTTACCTCGCCGCGCGGTACGGACGCCGACTGGAATTATGCACATACGCCGATCAGCTTATCGCGATGGGTCACACGGTCACGAGTCGCTGGCTTCGTGGTTCGCATGACGCGGCGGACGGCGACGTGAGCCGATGGAAGGATTTTGCGAGCGAGGACCTGGCCGACATCCACCGCAGCAACGTGCTCATTGTGTTCACAGAGCCACCGGGCGAAGCGGTTCCCAGTGCGGAGCGCGGCAGCCGGCACGTTGAACTTGGCATGGCCATTGAACGAAACCTGTACGTGGTCGTCGTCGGCCCGCGTGAGAACATTTTCTGCCGCCTGCCCGAAATCATGCACTATGAAACGTTCGCCGGTCTGGTGGCGGCATGGAAACCGGAAGGAGTGTTCGCATGATCGACAGATGCCGCACGAAAAATGGTCACTTCATCCCCGGTTGCATGGGCGCCGCTGCAATCGGGCGACATGCCTGTACGTGTCCTCAACGACGCGAAAGATACCTCGATAATGACTTCTCAGAGAACGACGCGAAAAAAATGGCGAAAAAGATCGCGGACCTCGAAAAGCGAATCAAAAAATTGGAAGGTGGTCGAAAATGAAAATCCTCCGCGTATTTCCACGAAAAACCAACGCGACGCCGGTGGACGATCTGTCCGTCGTCGGCGAGCCGCCGGCACTGCTGGAGCCGCGCGAGGACGTGTCAGAGATTCACGTCTCCGTGGCATTCACTTTCGACATCGACCGGGCGTGTGATTTGGCAGAACTGTGGACGAAGAAATACCCCGGCGTGCCCGTGCTCGTCGGAGGGCCTGGCATGAATCATCCGGGCGGCGACTTCGTGCCGGGCCGCTATCTGGCCAACGGCTACGTCATCACGAGTCGGGGTTGCCCGAACAACTGCTGGTTCTGCTCAGTGCCAAGCCGCGAGGGACGAACTGTAATTGAGTTGCCCGTTACGTCGGGGTGTAACGTACTTGACGACAATCTGCTGGCGTGTAGCAAAGAACATATCGGTGAAGTGTGGTCCATGCTACACGGACAAAAAAGGGCAGGGAATCGCGTTGAGTTTACCGGTGGGTTGGAATCGGCAAGACTTAACCATTTCCATATGTCCATGCTGTCGTCATTGAAACCAAAGCAGGTCTTTTTTGCGTACGACACGCCGAACGACCTGGAGCCGTTGCATATCGCGGGTGGCATGTGCCAGCAGTACAGATTGTCCCGCGACTCGTTGCGGTGCTATGTACTCTGCGGTTGGCCGTCGATGACGGGGCGGAATGCAGACACGACAGAGCAGGCCCACAAACGAATGCTCTGTGCGGCACGGGCGGGATTCCTGCCAATGGCCATGCTCTACGCCGACAAGGCGGGACACACCGCCGCCGACACAAGCGACGACTGGGCAAAATTACAACGAACATGGACGCGCGTACCGGCCATGAAGGCCGTGATACGCCGCGAACTGGGGAACGAAGTCACGAAAGGAGTCTTGTTGTGAAACGTGGAACGCCCGATCACCCAAAAATGAAGCACCTCGCGTTGCTTCTCGGACTCAAACGGTACGAAGTCGTCGGCCTGATGGAGAGCCTGTGGCATTTTGCCGCCTCCTACGCCAAACGTGGCGACATCGGACGCTGGACTAACCACGCCATTGCCTCGGCCATCGAGTGGAGCGGCGAACCCGACGCCCTCGTGGCGGCACTGGTTGAAAGCAAACTGGTCGATGACGACCCGGTGCATCGCCTCATCGTCCACGACTGGGAGGATCACTGCGACCAGACAGTCGGACGGTCTGACGAGGTGCGAAAACTAGGATTTGCCAGAAAATCACCGACAAATCCTAGCGCACAATTAGACAATGCTAGTGAGCAACTAGCAGAACCTAGCGCACAACTAGAAAAAACTGTAAAAAACTATCCTGCCTTAAGCCAAAGCCATAAGCCAGAGCCTAAATCCATAAGCCATAAGCCAGAGCCAGCGGAGAAGCCAGGGCCTACAGCGTCGGCTTCGCCTCCGCGCGGCGATGAGGCTGACGCCGTGGACATCCCGAGAAATCTCGACACACCGGCATTCCGGGCCAAGTGGCACGAGTGGCAATCATACCGAAAACAAAAACGGGCCAAGTTGACGCCGATGACGGCGCAAAAGCAGCTGACCGAACTCTCGCGCATCGGACCTGACGCGGCGATTGCCACCATCGAGAAAAGCATCTGCAAGGGCTGGCAGGGGCTATTCCCGGAAAAGAACGGTCAAGGACAAGACAGAGCCAGCCCCGGCGTAACACACGGCGACGCGGATAGTGACCAGGCGGACACCATACGCCGACTGAGCCATCAGGCTCGCGGCGACAGAAAGGAAAATCCATGACCGAGACAACAAACACCATTGACCCAACCGAATACGTCCTTGACCCACAGGACGTTTCGCCTCCGATGACGCAGACGCCGACTGTGCCCATGCAATGGGCAGTTCCCCCGCATTCGCTCGAGGCCGAGGCGTGCGTCCTTGGGGCGATGATGCTGGAACCGGATTCCGTGTTGCCGGTGGTTCGTCGCCTGCTGGACGTGTCCGATTTCTACCGGCCTGCCCACGGGGTGATCTTTCAGGCGATTTTTCGCGTAGTCGATGCGCGAATCTCCGTTGACCTGGTGGCGGTGAAAAACGAACTGGACCGCATGGGCCGACTGGCCGAAGTCGGCGGAATCGAGTACGTGCTCGCCATGGCCGAGGGAGTCCCCAGCGCGGCCAACGTGGAGTTTTACGCGGGACTCGTCCGCGACAAAAGCCTGCTGCGGCAGACGATTCGTGCCGCCCGGAAACTCGAACGAGACGCCTACGCGGGAACCGCCGTCGCCGCCGAGGTGATCGGAAGCGGTCAGCAGGCCCTCTACGATCTCGCCCGGCCTCTGAGCATCGGCGACGAAGCATACGTCGGCGACGCTTCGCGGCGGGTGCTGGTGAACATGGAAGCGGAAATCACGCACGGCAAGCCCACCGAGCGGCGGTTCTCCAGCGGCTACCCGGACATCGACCGTTGTATACACGGGCTTCGCGGGGGCCGCGTTGTGACACTGGCGGCCAAGACCAAGGCGGGGAAATCCATGTGCGCGCTCAACATGGCATTTCACGTCGCGATGCAGGGCGGGCCGGTGCTGTACATTTCCGGCGAAATGCGAACGACCGAACTGGCCGAGCGGTATTTGTCGATGTGTGCCCCGATCAATGGCGATTCGATCAAAAACCCGCGAACCGTCCGTCAGGAGGACTGGGCGCGGATCGCGCGGGCGGGCGAACTGCTTGACCCGCTCCCGCTGCGTCTGGTGGGGCGCGGGCTAAGTCTGTCCGAGATCGGCATGATGGCACGCGAACTGGGCACGAAGCACGGAAAGCCGACCGCCCTGATTGTGGTGGACTATCTGATGCGGATGAAACTGCCCAGGGCGAGGGAACTCCGCGAGCGCGTGGGCGAGTTTACGCGCGAACTGAAAAATCTGGCGATGGAACTGGACGCCTGTGTGCTGCTGGTAAGCCAGTTGAAGCGGCTGACCGATGACAACGCCAAGCCGTCGCTCCACGACCTGAAAGAGTCCGGGGACATTGAGAACGATTCCGACGCGGTGCTGCTGATCCATACACCGCCGGGCACACCAGCGGTGTACGGGCCGGACGGGCAGGCGGCAATGGAGTCGTGGGTTCGCGTCGCCGCCGCCCGCGACGGCATGGCGACGGCATGGCCCAAGGCGGGCGACAATAACCCCGACGCCGTCCGGCTGCGGTGGCAGCCGTGGCACATGCGGTTTCTGCCGTGGGGAGCGTAGGAGAACACCATGAACGCAACGGACTGCGACAATCTGACGGACATCGAGGCGGATTTTGAGCGATTCCTCCGCACGGACGGCGGGCTTGCCGCCCTGTACGACGTTCGGCAGGAAGACCAGACGTTCCGGCGGCGAGGGATGCTCCGGCTGTTCGCCGCCGGAGCGGCGTCACAGGCCAGCAGGAAGGCCACAGAATCGCCCGCACAGGGACCATCGGACGTCGGTGGACCCGTGGGGACAGTGTTTCCCTGTCCGTTCTGTGGCGGGCAACGGTGCTCGTCGTCGGTGGCCTGTGTTTCTGCCGCCGCCGACCGGGCCATTGCCAGCGGCGACCGTCGCGACGTGGCCGAGTATCTCCGCCTTCGACGGCGGACAAAGGGGAAAACATGAAACGATCACTCGTGCATCGGATGACGTACCCGGACCAGTGTGACACTTGCATGTGGTTCACCGAGGAATTTTCAGGCGTCGGATCATGCGGGAATTCCAGCCGGGATAATCCATTCGGGCTAATCAACACAAACGCGAACAGTTGGTGCAAGGCGTTCGCTCGACGAATCGTAATTCAAAAACCAAGGAGACGACGACGTGAAAACAAGAACTGACAACGAGTTAACGGAAGAATCCATGCGGGCGGTAAAACCCGAAGCCATTGACCGATACCTGACCCGACAAGGGTTTCGACTCATCGGCGGCGACGCGGGAAACGTCAAAGAATACGAGGACGAGGACGGAAACACCCTGACCGTCCCACAAGCTATCGGATCGAACTGGTATCCCAACGCCGTGTTCGCCATCGCCGAATACTTCGCCACGGACGGACGCCAGACCGAGGACATCATCCGCGCGATGAGGCACTCGTGAGGGCCATCCATGTGACCGGAGGAAAAGAAATCTCGCCACGACCGCGCGCCGACGCTGCGGGTCCTTGGCGGAGGGGCCAATCGCTACACACCACACGGCCCCTTCCTCCTTGTCTCTATTCTTTCTTTCCTTCTCTTATCTATTCGTCCCGCATGGGATTCACTGGCCGTGCAGAATCTGGGCGGGCATCGACGTGTTTTTCGGCATGGTTTGCTAGGAACTCTTACCAATAACGGCCATGGCGAGTAGTAAATGAAAAATTATTATAAATTTCGATATTTTTATATTGATATAAGTGTTTGTCAATACTATAGTTACATTAGAAGTAAGGGAAATTGAAAACAAAATAGTGGCCGAAGAGTTGGACCTGTGACGGGGTAGCCGTCTTGGAAAGACATATCGGCATAAGGCTGAAGGCTCTCAGATGTTAAACCTCGGAAGTTGTCGGAAACGTGGTTCGGTAACACCACCTGACAATGACCAAAACTTACGAAAGGGTACGACAATGGCACACGAAATCACCGTCCGCAAAAATGGGTTCGCCGAAGCGATGTATGCTCTCAAACCGGCTTGGCACGGCCTTGGACAGGTTGTTCAAGACGCACCGACCTCGGCGGATGCAATGAAACTCGCCGGGCTGATGTGGGAAGTCGAGCAGCATCCGCTACAAACAATCGTCACCCAAGAGAAATTCGACGATAATGGCAATCCAACGCTCGACACGGACATCGTTCAGATTCCGAACATGGTCGCCAACGTACGCAGCGACAACCACGAAGTTCTGGGTGTCGTTTCAACATGGTACAAGCCGGTACAGAATACGGAAGCGTTTGACTTTGTGGACAGCCTGGTGGCTGACGGATCAATCCGGTACGAATCGGCTGGAAGCCTGAAGGGTGGTAAATCAGTCTGGCTGCTGGCAAGAATGCCCCGTGACCTGACGGTTGCCCAGGGCGACACACTCCAGCGGTACATCCTGTTCGTGAATGGCCATGACGGACTCCGAGCCGTCCGCGTCATGCCGACCTCGGTTCGGGTTGTCTGTCAGAACACGCTCAATCTTGCCCTAAACCACGCGAACGCGGAACGAACGCTCGTCATTCCGCACGTCGGAAACATTCGCCGCAAACTCGATGCCGCCCGTCATGTTCTCGGTCTGGTCACGGACCAGTTCGACAAGTTCGCCACACACGCGATGGACATGATCGACGTTCAGGTCAGCACTGACGATCAGGCCCGCTACATCTACGACCTCTTTCCCGATGATGCGGACCCAACGGCGAACAACGCCCAGAGAAAAAAAGTTCGTGAGGATGTGACCAAGTTGCTCACCGCCGGGCCGCAAAGCCTCCCGGAAATCCGTGGCAGCGTGTGGGCGACCTTCAACGCGGTCACACAGTATGTGGATCACGAGGCCCGTCGCATGGGAAAGACGGATGGCGAACGGGCGGAGAACCGGATGAGTTCGGTTCTTATGGGGACTGGAGCCAAGTTGAAAGCCAAAGCATGGCTGGCTGCGATGGCATTGGCAGGGATTTAGGCAGCAGTCTGGGTCCGAATGGTTCGGACCTGACAGAATGAAAAGTGGCCGGCGGGGTGCGGTAACACCTCGCCGGCCCGACCATGGAAAGGGTACTTAACATGATCGTTGACAGAAATACTACAGATTCGACACATGCCGAACAAGCCGTTTCCCGAAACTTTGGCAATGCCAGCCATGCGGAAGTGGCGGTGCTCGCCTATGCAAGCCACATGGAGTCCCGGAGACTCACGGAGTTGGGTGATTCGTACCACGCCAATGACGAGTGGCTACTGGACCTACTGACTGATCTGCGACACTGGGCGCGGGAGCATGAGGTTAACTTCGACGATGCCGTTCGCGTGTCGGAGTTCCACTTCCAAAGTGAACTGGACGAGGAAGGCGGTGCCGAATGACCGCACTTCTAACCAAATCCGTGTTGGACACAATCCGCCAGCGTCGCTCCGCTGGTGAAACGCTCTCCCGTCTGGCTGGAGAGATCGGTATTCCGTGGCAGCGGCTTTGGTCGCTGCTGTACTCGGCACCGCACGCTGCGGATGACTCCGTTGACACATCGCCCGTGTTGCGTAAAGTCACCGTGGACGGGCCTCTTGTCGAACGATACCGTCCTATCACCCTCGATGCGATCTTCGGTCAGGCGAAAGTGGTGAAAGTCCTACGCAAGTTCGCCTCCCAGCCATACTCCACCGCCTTCGTGTTCGAAGGCGAGACGGGCACGGGCAAAACTTCCGCCGCCCTGGCTCTCGCCGCGGCGCTGGGGTGCGACCTCGATCAGAAAGAGTTCGGCGGCGTCCAGACCATCGCCAGCGGCGAACAATCCGCCGACGCCGTGCGCGAGGCGTACCAGCACATGCACGTCGCCCCGTGGAGCGGGTCTGGCTGGAAGGTGGTGATCGTTAACGAGGCGGATCGGCTGGCCCGCACTGCCGAAGTCATCTGGCTGGACGTGCTGGAGTCGCTCCCGGCTAAGACGGTGATCGTGTTCACCACCAACGAAGCGGCTCGCCTCAGCCAACGCTTCCTCGACCGTTGTACCCGCCTGACCTTCGAGTCTGACGCCGTAAAACTGCGGGCGTCGGCCAATCAGTTCGCAACGGCGGTGTGGACGGAGGAGACGGGGAAGAAGCCACATGCGACGAAAATTCAGAAGATCGTCGAGTCCACACAGGCCGATGGTCGAATTTCGTTCCGCCGCCTGGTGCAGACGCTGGCCGTAGAAATTAACACAGAAAACGATTTTTGATTACAATGGCGGCATGAACACGAACGACTCCGCCATTGACAGCGTTCTACTTTGGATGGTTAGCGGACTTTCCGGTGCAAAATTGGAAGCTGCCTGTATTACGAAGCTGGGGATTGATCCTCCACAAGTCTCAGCCGTAATTGCAGAGGCCCGTAAGCGGTTATTGCTGGCAGCCGACTACAACCGCGATGAGTTACTCGGCACGGCGCTGACGCGACTGAATGACCTGTATAACCGCTGCATTCGGGCCGAAAGCGGCACGGGCGGAAATGGCGCTGGTCCAAATCTCGCCAAAGCCCTCGACGTGCAACGGGAGATTAACCGACTGACCGGGTTATATCAGCCTCTTGGGATTTCAACGCAAGAACCAGATGACGGCGATTCCTTCGATGATTTTGAGGCCGTTCGTGAGCATCTTCTCCCTCTTAAATTGGCGGGGAAAGAGTACCCAATTCAGGAACACGCGCGGCTGGCCGTTATGCGAATTGAAGAATTGGAGGCGAAACTCAAACTGAAATAAGGAGAAAGCATGACAATCTATACACTCGGTTATTGTGGATGGAAACATGATGAGATCGAAAATATACTAGCCGCTCGTGATGCTGTTCTGGTCGATGTCCGCATGACGCCGCGAAGCCGTGCTCCCATGTGGAACGTCGGCGTGCTGCAACGGCGTTTCGGTGATCGTTATGTCTGTGTGTCCGAGTTCGGGAATCGAAACTACAAGGGGACGTTCGAGCAAATCGAGATTGTTGATTTCAATGGTGGGGAAAACCGCCTGCGAGAACTGGCGGGCACGGGAAAATCTGTGGTTCTGATGTGCGGATGTACCGACGTGAACGTGTGTCACCGGAAAATTTTGGCCGAAATGTTATCGGAATTATGGGGAACCGACGTAATACACTTGACACATGATGAGTTAGACACTAAGAAGAAAGCATCTACTCAAACGTTGTTTTCGTTGCTGTAACCGTCTACCGTTGATCGTTCGTTTGCGTCGCAGGTGTATTGGCACGCTTCGCTCTCCTGCAAGAAGACGTGGATCATCTCCACGGCGACGCCGTGCTCTCCGCTCCTTACTCGCTGAAAGACATTCCATGTTCATTGGAAGCATCAATCGCTACATGCGCTCCGTTCTGGAGACGGCAGCCACGCAATGGAAGGGAATTCCCGTCTACGTCGCGTGCAGCGGTAATTTTACCGTTGAGCGCATCCTCGCTCAATGTAGCGTCGGTGCCATTCACAGCAATGACGTGTCGATCTACTCCTGCGCGCTGGGCTGGCACCTGGCCAATACCCCGTATCCGTTCGTAATCAAGGCGCAGGAGTACGATTGGATCGTTCCCTACATCACACCTGGCCCGGACCTGATCGCCTCGCTGTTGCTCGCGGGTGAGATGCTCAAGATCGGCGGCGACAACGCCTACGCCCGGCGGATACGCGACTCCTACCGCCGCTGCTGGCCGGAACTGCATGCGAGGACGGTCCAACGGATCAAAAAAGCGACCAGTAACCTGGCAATCGCCCGCTATTTCGCGGGCGACTGCCGGGAATTTCTCGCCTGCGCAGACAAAAACGCGGTCTGCGTCAGCTTCCCGCCGACGTACGCGGGCGGTTACGAGCGACTGTTCAAGAAGCTCGACGCGATATTTGAATGGCCAACCCCGAGCTACGATATTTTCAGCCCGGAAGATTTTGAGCAATTCACCGCCACCGTGCGGAGTTTCCGTCACTGGATGATCTCCAGCGACGCCCCGCACCCGGCGCTGGACCATCAGCACGTCGCGACGGTCCAGACCTCCATGCTGTCCAAGCCGGTCTACATGTACAGCGACTCCGCGCCGACGCGATTAGCCACCGCCCGCCAGAACATCGGACGCAATCCGTGGCCCATCCGAACCGACGAAGTGTCGGAGCCGGTCCAGATCGTGCCCATCGACGCCAAAACCATGAACGCTATCCGGTCGCTGTTTCTGGCGAAGAAAATCACCGTCTGCGACGCCCCGCGCAACTACGCCGTGCTGTCGGACGGTAAGCTAATCGGTTGTTTTTCGTTTGCTCTGCCGCGCGGTCCGTTGCCGTGCGACCTGTACCTGCTGTCGGACTTCGCGGTCCGACCGTCCCCGCACAAACGGCTGTCAAAACTGATCCTCGCGTGCGTCGTCAGTCTGGAAGTCAAGGCCGACGTGGAGCAATGGCTGTGCAGCCGCGTCAAAACTATCGGAACCACGGCGTTTACGGACAAACCCGTGTCGATGAAGTATCGCGGCATGTTCGAGGTTCACAGCCGGTCCGAAGGCAAAGTCAACTACCTCGGCGCCGCCGGCCAGTGGTCAATCAAGGAAGGGTTTCAGCAATGGAAACAAAAGCACTCGACCCGATAAACGAAAAGCTCTCGACATCCGGCCTGCACATCGCAATGGTTCCGGTAAGCCAGTGCGATCTGCTGGAGAAAAACGCACGGTTCATGCGGGTTGAACAGCACCGCCAACTGGTAGCCAACATCAAACGCGACGGCGGGTTGACCAGCGTTCCGTTTGCCCTCCGCACCGGAGACCGTTATTTGATCCTGTCGGGCAACCACCGCGTCATGGCGGCACAAGACGCCGGGCTGACGGAAATTCTCCTGCTCTACACCGAGCGGAAGCTGTCCCGCGCCGAACAGGTGGCCATCCAGTTATCGCACAACGCTATCGTCGGTCAAGACGACATGAACATCCTTCGCGACCTGTACGACGAGATCACCGATGTTGTGCTGCGCGAGTATTCCGGATTGGATGATGTCATTCTGGGTCGCATGGACCCGCCGAGTCTGGACCCGCTCAGCGAAGAAGGGCTGGAGTATCGCGTTGTGTCCATCGCGTTTTTGCCCGAAGAAGTGGAACGGGCGGAAAAACTGTTCGACACCATTCTGACAGAAACGACCGGCGATGTGACATGGATCAGCCGCCGAAGCGATTACGACCGCTTGTTAGACGCGCTGGCTGCGTCAAAATCTGCCGCCGGCGTCAAGAACACGGCAACAGCATTTGGTTTGATTCTGGACCTTGCCGAAGCGCACATCGACGAACTTCGCCAAAAAGAACCCACGAAGTCAACGTAGCACGGATGCTATGGCCAAAAAACCGACCACACCAAAAGGCAAAGATTACCAGAAGGTCAAGGAACGATCCAAGGCGCGATCGGCAAAGATCACCTTGTCCGGGCAGGACATCGCGCCAATCCCCAAGTGCGTCAACCCGGATCGCCGCGCGAGGGCGGCGAATGACCTCCGCTATTTTTGCGACACCTATTTTCCGCACCTGTTCTACCTCGGGTGGGGTGAGGATCACGTACGGATCATTTCGAAAATCGAGCGTGTTGTACGCAACCGAGAGACAATCGCCTTCGCCATGCCGCGAGGCAGCGGAAAGACAACGCTGTGCCTGGTGGCGGTTCAGTGGGCGATTCTGTATGCGTATCACCACTTCGTGCAGTTCATTTGCGCCGACATGGACAGTGCCCAGATCGCACTCGCCAACGTCAAGGCCCACCTGAGTGGTAATGATTTGCTGCTGGAGGACTTCCCGGAGGCCATCTACCCGATCCGCATGTTGGACGGCGAGAGCCGTCGCTGTACGGGCCAGCGGTACATGGGCGTTCGAACGTGCATCGGCTGGAACAACGACGAGATCATCATGCCGACCATTCCCGGAAGTCCATGCTCCGGCTCGATCATCCGGGTTACGGGAATCACGGGGAGCATTCGCGGCGCGTTGCACACGCGAAAAGACGGCACACAGGTCAGACCGACGCTCGCATTGTGCGATGACCCGCAGACCGACCAGTCGGCAAAGTCGCCGTTACAGACTGCCGAGCGGCTGGCGATCATCAATGGCGCCATCAAGGGTTTGGCTGGGCCGGGCGAGAGAACGGCAATCCTTGTGCCGTGTACAGTGATCCAGTCCGGCGACCTGGCCGATCAACTGTTGAACCGAAGCCGAAATCCCATGTGGCAGGGAGAGCGGATGAAGATGCTGAACAGTCTTCCCGTCAACACGGCCAAATGGGACGAGTATTGGAAAATTCGAACGGATGAATTCGCCGCCGGCGGCGACGGTAGCATCTCCACGAAATTCTACGCGGACAATCAGGACATCATGGACGCGGGCGCACACGCGCCTTGGCCACAGCGACATAACACCGACGAACTATCGGCCATCCAGCACGCCATGAACATCAAATACGACGATGAGGCGTCGTTCTTCGCCGAGTACCAGAACGAGCCGAAATCCGGCGTCAACAACCGCGATCTGATGCTGACGGTCCAGCACGTCATGGACAAGTCCAACGGGCGAAAAAAGAGCGAAATCCCCATTGCCTGCACGAAACTGACCATGTTCATCGACGTTCATGACAAGGTGCTGTTTTACACCGTCTGCGGCTGGCAGGACGATTTTACGGGTTTCATCATCGAGTACGGCACGTTCCCGCCTCAGCCGGTCGCCCACTTTGCGGCGGAAGATGTACAGGTGACACTGCAAAGCCTGTTTCCCGGCGCGAACGTCGAGGGCGCCTTGCAGTCCGGGCTGGAGAAACTCGTGACGCTGGCGTTGGGCACGGACTACAAACGCGGGGCGGGTCTGATGCGGATTGACCGGCTGCTGGTGGACATGGGATACAAGCCCGGCATCGTCGCCGCCGTCAAACACAAGGCCGGTGGAGCCGTAATGGCGTTGTGCAAAGGCGTCGGCCTGAAAGCGGGCAACAAGCCGATGAGCACTTGGACGAAAAAGCCCGGCGCGACATATGGAACACACTGGTACATTCCGAACGTGTCGCGGACGAGCGAGTTTCCGCACATCGCTTCCGACGTGAACTACTGGAAAAGTTTTGTCCATGATTGTCTGGCGACCACCGCCGGTGACATTGGCAGTCTGACCATTTTCGGAAAGCCGAAAGACCACGAACTGTTCGCCCAGCATATCGCCGGAAGTGAAACGTGGGTGGAAACCGAAGGCTGGGGGCGTAAGGTTCGTGAGTGGACGCTGAGGCCCGGAAAGCCGGACAACCACTGGCTCGATTGCCTTGTTGGGTGTGCGGTCGGGGCGAGTCTGTGCGGTGTCCGCACGGCAAGCCAAGCCGTATCACCCGTGCGGCAGCGAAAACAATACTCCCAGTCTGACCTGTACAGGAGGTCGTATTGATGGAATTTGAATCGAACCATACGACGAACAGCGAACAGGCCCAGGGCACGCAAGGCATCGAATGCCGTACGTGCGGCTGCCGACATCTTCCCGTGGACTGCACAAGGCAGCGGGGAAACTCGGTGATTCGCTACCGTGTCTGCCGTCACTGTGGAACCAGAACGACGACGCGCGAAACGGTTGTCAAATGATGTTTTTGAAGAAAAGTACCATATATGGAACCGTGAGCCAAAAAATGGTGAAAAAACTGTCGAATCCGCATTGACCTGATTGATTTGCACCCGTAGAACGCACATAGACAACTTGACCCGCAACGTGCCGGCGTAATTAACCGGGGCGAAGCAATAGACCAACAGCCGTGTAGGGCTACACCCTTGCACGGCTGTTTTCTTTTTGCGCCGCGGCGGGTTGTCACACAGCGGGATAGAGCAGTGGTAGCTCGGGTGGCTCATAACCACCAGGTCGTGGGTTCGAGTCCCACTCCCGCGAGTATGAGTCTGGATGAGGAAATCCAACAGGCGATGCTCGCCAACATCAAAGGGCCACGCAAAGTCACGGCGGACGGCGTGAGCGTCGAGCAGCACTCGCCGCGCGACTTGATGGAACTCGACAGATACCTGACGGACAAGGAAATCGCGAAGAACCCCGTGCAGGCGTTGAAGATCGTTCGGATAGTCCCTCCCGGACCTGGCTAGTCGAAACACATGGCGAAGAAAACGACATCACGAACGACGACGCGAAAGCAGACGAGAACTGTACAGGCAGTTTCCGCGTCGCGTCCTCGTTCTGTGTCATCAAAACGCGATACGAAAAAGCCGGATCGTTCGACCCATGTTGTCCAAGTCCATACCGTTCGCGCCAAGTACGACGCCGCGAAAACGACGCTCGAAAATCGACGCCATTGGGCCGACGCGGACGGTCTATCGGCCTACTCCGCCGCCAATCCGGCGGATCGTCGGACACTTCGAAACCGCGCCCGCTACGAATTCGCGAACAATCCGTACGGCCTAGGCCTGCTGCTGACGATTGCCAATTACGTGATCGGAACCGGTCCACGGCTCCAGATGTTGCTGGGCAATGGTGAAAACGGTGCTGAAAATGGACTAAACGGGTTTATCGAGCGCCAATTCGCGTCATGGTCGAAGGCGGTTGGACTACCTCGAAAACTTCGCACGGCAGAAATGACCAAGGTTCGCGACGGGGAAGTATTCGTGCTCCTGTTCACGAATCCAAACATTCCGCACCCGATCAAACTGGACGTTCGGCTCATCGAGGGCGACCAGATTACGTCCGCGTCGCAGACGGACAAGAATGAAGCCAGCGCGGACGGGATCGTGTTCGACGAGTACGGAAATCCGCGCGAATACCTGATGCTTAGGTTCCATCCGGGAGGCGACATGGACGCCTCTACGCTCGATCAGGAAACGGTTCGTGTCCCCGCCGCCAGCATGATCCATTGGTTTCGTGCCGACAGGCCCGGCCAATATCGTGGCGTGCCGGAGTTTACGGCGTCGCTGTCTCTGTTCGCGATGCTTCGCCGACTCACGCAGTCCGTGATTACGGCGGCGGAATCCGCCGCGAACGTCGCTATTTTTATGAAGACCGCGTTGCCGCCGGGCGGGGAAGCTGCTGCGGTTCCGATGAACTCCACGATGGATTTCGATCGGAATATGGCCGTATTCGGACCCGAGGGATGGGAACCGAGCCAGATCAAGGCCGAGCAGCCGGCGACGACGTACGCCATGGGGAAACGCGAATTCCTCAGTGAGATCGGGCGCCCGTGGTCCGCGCCGTACATGGTCATTGCGTGTGACGCATCCGGGCACAATTTCAGTTCCGCGCGGATGGATAACCAAGTGTTTCAGAAGACGATCCGCGTCGAGCAATCTGACTTCGAATCGACGGTGATTGACCGAATTTTCGCCGCATGGATGATCGAGGCCATCAAGGTCTACGAAGAACTCGCCGGTCGTGATGCCGACTTGGAATCGTGGCCCCATCAGTGGTTTTGGGACGGTTTCGAGCACGTTGACCCGTCAAAAGAAGCCAACGCGCAAGAGACTCGTTTGAAAAACAACACGACAACGCTCGAACGAGAATACGCAAAAGAAGGAAAGGACTGGGAAGTCGAAGTGAAACAGCGTGGTCGTGAAATTTCCCTGCTGAGAAAAGAGGGAATCACGTCTGAACAGGCCGCGCCAAAGCCATCGACACCACCAAAGGACGAAAGCGATGACCACGAAGAATAGCAAACAACAACCGAGTCTGTTCGCGCTGACCGCGCAGATGGAGTTCACCGCCGGAGCCGACACCGGAGACGGTAAGCCTGTCCTGCCAAGATTCAGCATGATCGCCTACACCGGCGGTCCCATGCGGATTGCGGGTTGGCGATACCCGGTGATCGTCGATCTTTCCGGGCTGTCGATTCCGTTGCAGGCTCGCCCCATTCGGCTCCAGCATGACGAGAACAAAGGTGTCGGACATACTGATTCCATTCGCGTCGAGGGTGGAAAGCTGCTCGCATCTGGCGTGATTTCGCGTGACACGGCGGACGCCAAGGAGGTCGTCACGTCGTCCCGCAACGGATTCCCGTGGCAGGCGAGCATTGGGGCGTCGGTTGATGTATCCGAATTTGTGAAAGAAAATAAGTCTGTTCTCGTGAACGGACAGACACATCACGGGCCAGTGAACGTCGTTCGAAGGGCGACACTTGGCGAGATCAGTTTTGTTGACCTTGGCGCTGATGGGAACACATCGGCCATTGCGGCCACGAAGGCCGGGGAGAACACGAGTATGAGCAAGGACGCCACCGAAACCACGGACACCACCACGAATGCCGAGGGCACGGAAGCCCCAAAGGCAGAAGCGAAGGCGACAGGCGGCACGGACGCCGCCGCGCCTCCGATTACGGCAGCGGCAACCACGAATGCACCCGCCGATCCCGTTGCGGAGATTCGGGCCAGCGCCGCGGCGGAAGTAAAGCGAATCGCCGATGTCCGCGCGAAGTGCGGCGACAAGCACGCCGACATCGCCGCCAAGGCCATCGCCGAGGGTTGGGACGCGAACAAGACGGAACTTGAAGTGCTGCGTGCCAGCCGACCCGAAGCGCCCGCTGTCCATTCGCCCGACAACGCTACCTCAACCGCTATTCTGGAGGCGGCGTGCCTGATGTCCGGCGGCATCGCGGGCAATTCGCTGCTGGACAGCCACGGCAAACAAGCCGTCGAAGCCGCCAGCAAGAAGTACAAAGGCAGCCTCGGATTACAGGAACTGCTGCTGGAAGCCGCGTGGGCGAACGGCTATACCGGAAGGACGTTCCGCGACAGCCGCGCCGTGCTGCGGTATGCCTTCGCCGGAAGCAGCATTCAGGCGCAGGGATACAGCACCATCAGTATCGGCGGGATTTTGTCGAACGTCGCCAATAAATTCCTGTTGGAGGGGTTCTTCAGCGTCGAGCGTTCATGGCGTGAAATCTGTGCGATCCGAAATGTGACGGACTTCAAAACCGTCACGAGCTACCGGCTCATCGGCGACGATATGTACGAGGAACTCACCCCCGCCGGCGAACTCAAGCACGGGACTCTCGGCGAGGAAGAGTTCACCAACAAGGCCGAGACGTATGGAAAAATCCTCGCCATCACGCGAAAGGACATCATCAACGATGATCTCGGCGCCATCACGACCGTCCCGCGAAAGCTCGGTCGAGGCAGCGGCCTGAAGATCAATGACGTGTTCTGGACCGTGTTCATGAACAACGGCACGTTCTTCACGGCCGGAAATCGCAACCTGAGCGAAGGCGTCGATTCGGCGCTCTCCATCGACGGTCTGACCAAAGCGGAAACGATGTTCATGGATCAGGTGGACAGCGACGGAAAGCCCATCGGCCTGGTTCCCCAGATCATGCTGGTTCCGACGAGCCTCAGCGCCATGGCGACCAATTTGCACCAGAGCCAGGAGCTTCGCGACAACACGACGGGCCGCGCGTCGTACCCGACGAACAACCCGCACCGGAACAAGTTCCGCCCCGTGGTCAGCCGGTATTTGAGCAACGCGAAGTACCAGGGCAACTCCAGCAAGGCGTGGTATCTGCTGGCCGATTCGATGGATTTGGCCGTGGTCGAAGTGGCGTTCCTCAATGGACAGGAGGCCCCGACTATCGAAACCGCCGACGCCGATTTCAACACGCTCGGCGTGCAGATGCGCGGCTTCCACGACTTCGGCGTGGCCAAGCAGGATTCGCGCGGCGGTGTCAAGAGCACCGGCGTCGCGGCAGCGTAGGCAACAGATCACAACAAATAATGATTCCCGGCGGCGGGCAACAGATTCGAACCGTCGCCGGGGATGGATCGAAACACAATACAAACGTCAGGCGCACGAACGCCAGACAAGGGAGAGAACATCATGGCAGCACCATTAGCTGTTTTCAGGCATGACGGAAACGCGATTAACTACACCCCGACCGTTGACGTTCCCGCCGGGTCCGTCATTGTACAGGGTTTGCTGTTGGGGATCACGGTTCGCCCGATCAAGGCGAACGAGAAAGGCAGTCTGGCAGTGGTTGGCGTGTTCCGCATGAAGAAAGTGAACGAGGCTGTCCCTGTCGGCACGCCGCTCTACTGGGACGCGACGGCGCAGCAGGCGACGATGACGGCTGGGACTGCACCGGGCAACACGCCTCTGGGCATGAGCGTGCAGGCCGCGGCTAACACCGACGAGACGGTTGATGTGCGAATCGGGTAGATCATGGACCCTACAGACTTGCTCCAATCCGGCGTGAACTGGCTTGCTGATGCTCGCGAAAAGAGTTTCAGCAGGCTGGTCACGTACCGGCGCGGCGCGGAGTCCGTGACGCTGCTGGCCACGCCTGGAAATGAGGCGTCTCCGCTCGACAGTGGCCTTGATGCAATCGAGAACATGGTGGACCGGGATTACATGATCCGCACGTCATCACTGGTTCTTGGTGGCGTCCAGACGTTTCCGCAGCGTGGCGACGAGATCGTGGAAAACGGTGACGTGTATCAGGTGTTTGCGCCAACCGGAAAAAACGCGGCACGCGAGTCCTGCCAGTACGAGGCGACACTGCGTATCCACACAAAACGACTCTGATGCGAACGGCGAGGAAATAGGTGCAGAACATGGCTTTAAAGAAAATCGACATCGCGAACCAATCTCTCTCCATTGACGAGGATACTCGTGCATTGGCGGTAACGACTGATTTGGCGAATATCGCACCGCTTGATATTTGGAATCAGCGTCTTGCGATTGATCCGGTGTCGCGGGCGTTGGCGGTAGTTGACATCTCTGGCGGCTCTGTCGGCGGTCTCACTCCGCAGCAGGTGCAGGGGATGATCGACACGTCGATTCAGGCCGCGTTGTCCGGGCTATCGGGCCAGTATATCCCGTACGCGTACATCGGGGCGCCCGACGGCGTGGCGGCGCTGGATGCACAGGGGAATCTGCCGGGGCAGATTGTATTTTATTTCGGCGACATCGCCACCATCGGCGGATGGGTGCCGCCGATGGCGGGGCCGGTGGTGGTGACCGGGACGCCGGCCGGGAATCTGTTGCTCGTCGGCGACGGCGTGAGCACCGTGTCCGAACTCCTGACGGCCGGGTCGGCGGCGGCGATGTCGCTGCCGCACGATCAGCATGAGCTCGTGGTGCAGGCGGTGATCGACGCCGAATCGTCCAAGACCATGCCGGTCGTCACCGACCCGCTGTCCCCGCTGACGCCGCCCGACATCACCACCACCACCACCACCACCGGCGGCGGAAAGGCGGCCACATGAAGATTCTGGGCACATCGACCGGCGCGAAGATCGGCGTTCGGGAACTGCCGCCGGGCCTCACGCGGCTGTCGTACATGCGGTGGGCCGGGCCGTCGAACCAGCGCGTGCTGTACGTCACGAATTTCGCGCCGAACGTCGCCAGCGGATTTCACGTCGAATTCCGGCTTCGGGCCGACGTGCCCAACAGCGCCGCGGTGACCTCCACGCATTACCTGGGCGGCATCGGATCGACGACGCAGGACAACCGCATGATCCCGCTGGCGTGGCGGCTGTCGAGCGGGGACCCGATTTTCCAGTTTTTCAACGCCGAAACGATCGCGCCAAACGCGCCGTCACTGGCGGAAATTTCGGCCGATCCCAATCGGTGGCGCACGACGACGATGAACTGGACGGGCGACGGAAAACTCACGCTGGACGGCGTGGACCTGCGCAATCTTTCGGCCCCGACGCAGACGCCCTCGGGCGCGATGTGCGGAATTGGCACGGGAAATCTGCCGTCGAGCATTTTCAGCACGAGCTATTGGCGGGGCGACATCCGGCGGTGGAAGATCAGTTCGGTCGGCGCCGTGGTCCGCGATTACGTTCCGTGCGTGGACGCCGGCGGCGTGCCGCTGTGGGCCTGCCTGCTGACGGGCCACCGGGCGTTGCGCCACCCGCAGTCGGTGGACCCCGCCGCGGTCCCGGGCCCGCCGGCATGGGCCAGCCCGATGATCGTCGGCACAGCGTATGAGTAGGCTGTAGGCTGTAGGCTTTAGGCTGTAGGCGCCGGCTGATGACGCATTAGGCCTAAACGCTCATACCGGCGCCTACAGCCTACAGCCTTCTGCACAGGAGAACGGACATGACGCTCGACGACAACGACAAAGAATGGGTGCGGCTGATCGCCCAGGCGATGATGCGGGAAACGCTGGAGGCCGCGAACGAGATGTGCCGCCAGCGCGTGGAAAAACACGTTGCCGCGTGCCCCCACGTGCAGAAACTCAAGTGGCTCTTGATCGGAGCGGGCCTCGTCGCCGGCGCGTCGGCGCAGGCCGTGTTGGACAGGGTGATTGGAATTTTTGGATAAACGAAACGAAAGGACAACAATGAACGTATGTGACCATATCGGCGAAGGCCGAAAACTCGCCGGGCGGATGATCGGCGTGATGCTGCTGATCCTGCTGTTGACCGTGCTGGCGGCCGCCGCGTCGGCCCAGACGACGGACCGGACTCCCGACCCCGTGTCGAACGCGGCCGGGATTGCGTTTCGAAGCGGGCCCGACGTTCGGGTGCTTCCGGGCCCAGGGACGGCGGCCCAACCGTGGAGGCCGTTGGACGCCCTGACGCACCGGGAGTTCGCGGCCGCCAACGAGGCGGCCGCGTCCCGCGTCGTCGCGTCGCCGCCGGCGGCGTGGATCAAGACGCTGCCGTCGGACCCGGCCGCGGCATGGATCAACGTCACCGGCC